CTGCTAGAGCTTTAGCTGATCTTAGAGCTAAAAGAAATAGACTTCTTGCTGAGACTGATTACCTAGCTTTGTCTGATAATACTTTATCAGATGATATGAAAATATACAGACAGGATCTAAGAGACCTGCCTGCAGGTAAGGATACCGTTGAGAAATGTGAAAACGCTACATGGCCAACTAAACCATAGGTAGATCAATATGTTGCAAAAAGTAAAGTTTGCACCAGGATTCAATAAACAGGTCACATCTACAGGTGGTGAGAGTCAATGGGTCAATGGTGATAACGTTAGATTCAGATACGGCACGCCTGAAAAAATAGGCGGTTGGTCACAATTAGGTTCTGTTCAAATTACAGGCAGGGCCACAGCCATTCATCACTTTGTAAATACATCAGGTATCAAGTATGCTATCCTAGGAACAAACAGAATTTTATATGCATACTCTGGTGGTATATTCTATGACATACACCCGATCAAATCGACAACATCTTTATCAAATGCTTTCAGCACAACAAATGGTTCTAAGGTTGTAACACTCACTTTCTCATCTGCACACAACATAAACAAATTTGATATCATATTATTAGATACCTTTACTTCCATAACAGGTTCTGATTTTGCATCTGGTGATTTTACAGATAAAAAATTTATGGTAACATCGATACCAACGGACACCACTCTTACAATAGAGATGGAATCAAACGAGTCTGGATCTGGAGCATCCACATCTGGTGGCATAAGGGTACAACATTATTATCCTGTGGGACCAGCTGTTGAGGTTGCATCCACAGGTTGGGGACTTGGATCGTGGGGTGGTCAACAGACAGGTCAATTCACATCAACACTCTCATCAGGGATAAACGCCTCGGTGACAAGTCTGACGATGGCGAGTTCAACATCTTTCCCATCTTCAGGTACAGTGCTGATAGGATCAGAACTTATAACGTATACTAGTAATAGTGGAGGGACCTTATCTGGTCTAACAAGAGGGGCTAATGGTACGACAGCTGCAACACACTCATCTGGTGCAACAGTTACTGATGCATCAAACTTTTTTGCATGGAACGCTGCAGCATCAGGAGATATCATAACGGCACCTGGATTGTGGTCATTAGATAATCTTGGTAATAAACTTATCGCAACAATCAATGGCGGTGAGAGTTTTGAGTGGGATTCAAATCCACTAGCTGCCAACAGCACCAGGGCTACTATAATATCAGGAGCACCAACCGCATCAGCATTTAGTCTTGTGTCAACACCGGATCGTCACTTGATATTTTTTGGCACGGAGACAACCATTGGAACCAAATCCACACAGGATCCGATGTTCATAAGATTCTCAGATCAGGAGGATATAAACACTTACGCCCCATCAGCAACAAACACCGCTGGTACTCAGAGATTAGCAGATGGTTCTAAACTAGTTGGTGCGATCAGAGGTCGTGACGCGATATACATATGGACAGACACTGCATTATTTATCATGCGTTTTGTTGGTCCACCATTTACATTCTCATTTCAACAGGTTGGTACAAA